ACTGGAGAACTCGTTGTCATTGATAGTGACAGAGCCATCAGAGGACACAGAAAACTTGAAGAAGTCCGAACCCCATACTGTATGATTCAGTCCATCAACCTCTACCTCAAACACAGACTCTACTGGTGACACCTTGAAGTTAAACTTAGGTGACGGTGCTGTTGCTTTCTTTGCTGTCATCTTCTTTCCTTTCTTAGAGAACATCATCATCAAGTACCACTGCTTCTTGTGCTTCGTAGACGATGAGATCAGTAACAATCAGCTTACTAATCCCTGCGCCTACACCTTTCTTACCGCTATAAGTCCATGCATAAGGAGTGATTAATCCTACGCCTTTGCTACCGTTACCAACCTTTACAGTGATGGGCTTGCCCTCTGCATCAGTGGCTTTGATAACATAGTTCTTAGACTTAGCCGTAATGTAGTGTCCCTTCTCAGGCTGGTCATCCCGAATCTTTACAGGGATCTTCATGCCTTGGAGTACCTCTATAGCTGCGTCACTGAGGTTACACAGGTCTACCTGATACTCACCAGACATCTTGTTGGGTGTGTCTAACGAAGCCCACATAATCGTGCCTTGAATCTTAATCGGTTTTATATCCATTCACTTCTCCTTTTTAAAGTTACCATAATATTATAGCACATCAGTGGAGTTTGTCAACATCCTTTGGATTAGATTTCATATCCTGAAACATCGCCATCATATAGGCAGTGCTGAAGATACTCTTTAGCTCCTCCATATTCTTAACCGATGTCTGCATATTGATAGTCTTATCCTTCCTGATATTAATAAACACCACGTCTTCCATGTCCTTCCAAAACTCATCTTCCAAGTCTAGTGGGTTTGTGCCCATGTTGTTCCTTTCTTGTATTCACCATCTAGTGGGCAGCGAAGACCTAAGACTTCTCCTGCTTCCTTGATACTACTTACTGCTAACTTCCCTACTGCATCTGCATCTTCCTGACTGCATTCTATCTGCCACTCGTCATGCACATTCGCTACGAAGTTGGCATTAAGCTTCTGCTCCTGTATCTTCTTGCTTAGTAATACAAGACCCTGCTTCATCACTATCGCACCAGCACTCTGGAGGAGTGTGTTGAGCGCTGCGTGTGCGGAACGCACTTGTAGTTTCCTACCGTCCAAACCTGGTAACGTCCCTTGTTCTGATAAGCGTTCAACCTTTTCTCTAAGACTCTTGAGAGCCGGAGTGTTGCGAAGAAAAGTACTGATGAGTTCCTGACCATCTTTTGCTGAACCACCAACAATCTTCCCGATTTTGGCAGGCCCCGCACCATAGAGTAAGGCATAAATAAATGTCTTGGCTTGCGCCCTTGTTTCCAAGCCTGCAGCGAGTTGGTTTTTTGTGTGTACATCGCCTTCAACGATTTCTTTTGCATAGCTTTCATCCTTCATGTAATGGGCCAGCATCCGTAACTCAAGGGAACTAGCGTCTGCACCAACAAGTACCTTACCCTCATCCACTGTCCAGCAATCCCTGCACTCGTGTCCCCAAGGACTGCTACTACTAGGAACCTGAGCCATGTTAGGGCTGTGGTGCGTCATGCGTCCCGTGACTGCCCCGTTGGTGATGACCTTACCGTGAACCCTACGCTCGTCAGATACAAACTCAAGCCATGATTCAACCTGAGCCACCCGTTTCTGAATGAGTAAGTACTCTGCGATCCTCTTTGCTTCTGGAATATCAACTCCGTCAAGAACTGATTCATCAACAATTACGGCTCCTTTCTCAGTGTGCTTAGTAGGTTTCCAGCCTTTCTCAACTAACCGCTTTGCTATCTGCTGGCGTGAACCAGGATTGAATACCTCAACATCGTCCTTCAACTGCTTGCCTGTCTTCTCGCTAAACCGTTGAGTCACGATAGGCGGGAAGATAGTTTGCAGCTCCTCTTCAATGTCAGACAGTTTACGCTTCCACTGTCCAAGCAGGCACTGGGCTTTCACAGTATCGAGTTTAAAGCCATGCTTTTCCTGCTTAGCAATGATAGCCTGTACCTTGTGCTCCAGTTCAATAGACTGCTCAGAGAATCCTTTCAGTTCCTGCAGCAGGTATAAATATAGTTCACCACAAATGATTACATCCTCTTGACAGTACAGAATCATATCATCTGTCAGGCCTCCCTCGAAATCGTCGTATTCCTTCTTGGTTCGGTTTACTAGCTTTGCGAGATTGGCTAGACTGTGTCCACCCTCTCTTGACGGGTTTGATAGTCTTGACATAACCAGTGTGTCCCGTACTTGGCTCAGTCTGATCGAAGTCTTCCATAGTCTGTTTAGGACGGGGTAGTCGAATGATATTCCGTTGTGGGCGATTATCAGTTTGGCTTGCTGAATAAACTTGTTGAAGTCTTGTGCGCTTGTCCATGTCCTTATTTCTTTAGTGTCAATGTCATAGGTACAGCATACCCAAATACAGTCATGCTTTAGATTAGTTTCGATATCCAGTGCAACTCTCATGTAGGTAGATCCCGTTTCCTATTGTGTTAAATATTTTATCATACTTTAGCAGCTTTAGCAAGTTGTCGAAGTACTCTACCTTACCGTGGTTCTCAACACAGATGACCTTCGGTCTACCTAACATCGTCTGCAGCACTGGGTAGTCCAGCCCTTCTATGTCGATACACAATAAATCAGGGACACCATACATATCAAAGAGACTATCAAGAGTTAAAACCTTTACCTGTTTTACAGTGTTTATCTTAAACTCAGGATGGTTCTTGATAAACTCCAAGATAGTATCGTAATCAAAACTGTTCCTACCAGAGAAGTCATCGATCATAAAGAACTCTAACTCTCCAGCCACAACACCAACCCCTACATTCAGGATCGTGTCTATCGGTCTGTGATACTCAAAAGCCTTGATATGGTTAGGGTTAGCCTCGACACAGACACCTCTCCAGCCACGTTCATAGAGCAAGGCAGTGTTGCTGATGTTGTAGGGATGATGCGCCCCAACATCGAAGTATCTACCATTCTCGATACCCAACTTGTTAAAGACGTTCAGTAGGATTAAGTCTTCCCCAAACTGCGAGTAAGTCTTGTCTCCGAATGCCTGATCAGGATGACTCATAGTTCTTTTCCTTTAGTTTTTCTTCAAGGTACTTAAAAGCAAGATTAAACATTCCTGCTTCAATCAACTTTATTGCTGTGCTTTTATCAGCCTCGGTCAGCCCAACCCATTTATGCTTACATTCTGCCGTTTCATCGACATCAGGTGTGACTTCAGGGGTGACTTCAGGGGTGACTTGGTCAGTCATAGTTCCTCCACCACAGTCTCGCTCATGCGTCCAGTAATCCGATCATAGTAGAGACCACAGGCAGGGCCAGTCAGTCCACTGAATCGGTTCTTTAATACCCTAACCCTGGTTGTATGCCGTTCTTTCAGGTCTTCAGCCTGTCCGTTACGCTCCAGACCCAGCACCATGTCAGACAACTGACCAATCGATCCTGAGCCTCGTAGAGCAGACAGAGAGGTACTTGCACCTTCCTCGTGACCTTTACCGTCAGGCCGCTTGAGATGCGAGACACAGAACAAAGCAATCCCAGTCTCTTGAACCACCATCCGAAGCTTAGTCATAATCTCGTCTAAGGCTTTTCGCTCGTCACCATTGTCTTGTGCAGATACCACGATACTAACGTGATCAAGAAAAATATACTTGCAATCAAGAGCCTTAGCCATGAAACGTACTCGTGTGATAATGTTGTCAATGGCAGTAGAGCCAAAGTGATCAAAAAGATACACACGACCAGTACCCAGTGTAGCGTCAAAAGAGTCTCGTAGTTCTTCATTCGTAACCTCGATGTCAGGTAGGTGCAGTGGCTTATTGGCGTGTAGACTCATCAGGCTCTTGGCTGTCCGCTTGACAGACTCTTCCAAGAACAGCAGACCAATGTTGTCCTGAGTGTTATTGATGATATGATACACAATCTCGCGTAAGAACTGAGACTTACCTAGCCCTGATCCAGCCGTGATAGTGACCATCTCTCCAGACCTGATACCGTAGGTTAGGTCATTTAACCCACCAAATGGGTAGTTTACGTCAGACTTTTCCACTGGTTGGTTCACTAAATCCCACAATCCAGCACCATCGATGATTCCATCAGGTGTGTACCGCTCAGACCTCCACCACAGGTCTACGAAGTCTTTGTCTTTGTCCTCGTGGCAGTACTCGCAGGCATCTTTAATACCTGTGCGTCCCTTAAATATCTTGGCTTTAGTTCCAAGTATTTCAGCCACTGCATTAGCCGCTCCTCTACCCGCATCATCGTTGTCAAAACAAATGACGATGTTCTCGAAGGAGTCGAGCCATTCGTAATTCGCTTTAATATCTTGGACTGCGTTGCCTGCGCCATTCCTAACAGAAACCACAGGGTACTTAGAACCCAGCATCTGATATGCCGCCGCAGCATCAAACTCGCCCTCAGTAATCGTGACATAC